CACAGTGGCTGACAGGCTCGTGGATAAACACGGATATCAAAAAGACAGTTTCGCAAAAAGTTTGAAAGATGCTGTGGCGTCCATGTTCAATTGGGACAGGGCTCTACTCGAAGGGGACACGGAATCTAGCAGACAATGGAGAGAACAACCAGACAAGTTCTGGAGCGATAAATTTGGCAAGCCAACCACGCCAAGATGGGTGTTACAGTACTTTGGCACCGAAGTGATGCGTGGTCAAATGTACGACGGTATCTGGGTGGACAGTTGCATTGGCAGGTACAAGGGACAAGACACCGTGATAGCAGACACAAGATTCCCCAACGAAGTGAAACAGATAAGAGAACAAGGTGGGGTAATTTTACTAGTAAAAAGATTTAAAGATCCGGATTGGTTTACAAGTTATGTTGAAGGAAACATAGAACCCAAGGGTATACATTCTTCAGAATATGCATGGGCAAAAGAAGAGTTTGATTTCGTCATTGAGAACAATGGCACAAAAGAAGAACTATACGCCAAGATAGACGATCTAATCGTCAGCGACAAGATCACCCACTCTCCAACCAAGTCTACGGGTACTTCCCAACCTTTGGCAATTGGCGCAAACAGTTTTTAAATTACTACCATTAGTATTCCTCAAGTCACCGTCTACAAATAACACGTCTAGTTGAGATTTGTGCTGTGCTTTGAATCCACACAGTTCACACTTCTTGTGCTTCTTGTATCCTGACCTTTGCAGTGCAGTAACACCTCCAACCCGCTTGCCGGCCTTTTTCCTAATGCAGGTATCACACCGACTACGCCAATATACTCTATTATACCTCTTGTAGGCATATGCCCTAGGCTTGGTCTTACACTCCTTACACAACGGTCTGTCCTTGTACTGCATGTGTGTATTTACGTAACCTATATAGGCACCAAGAAAACGGTAAATTATGTCAACAAAACCATATGATTGAATAAATAACTCTAGTATATACGTAACTTGCAAGGAGAATACGAAAAATGGCATTAACATCACCAGGAGTAGAGGTTTCAGTAATAAACGAAAGTTTCTACGTACCATCAGATGCGGGTACAACACCACTATTCATAGTAGCATCATCACAGGACAAGTCAAATGGGGCCGGAGACGGAACTGCTGTAGGAACAACTACTGCCAACGCCAACACTGCTTATTTGATCTCGTCTCAGAGAGAATTAACAGAGACTTTCGGAGATCCGAAATTCTACACAGACGCATCAGGAAATTCATTGAACGGTTATGAGTTGAATGAATACGGCTTACAGGCGGCATACTCATTCTTAGGAGTTGCCAACAGAGCATTTGTATTAAGAGCGAACGTGGACACAGCAGATTTAGTTGGAAGTGCTACGGCACCAACAGCGGCACCAACAGATGGAACTTACTGGTTTGACCTTGCATCAAGCAGTTATGGTTTATTTGAGTGGTCACAAACAGATCAATCATTCACAACAATTACTCCAACACTTATTACTTCAACAAGTGACCTAGTTGGCGGTGTCTCAACTGGTGCACCAAAAACTTCAATTGGTGTAATTGGCGATTACGCAATCAACACAACACACGTTACTAACAAGATCTACAAGAAGACAGCAAGTAACACTTGGGTGCATGTTGGTTCAGAAGCATGGCACACATCTTTACCGATTGTTACAGTTGCTTCAGGAACTACAGTTACAAGTGGTCACAAAATGACAATGAACGGTGTTGAAATTACAACAAGTGGTACAACACTATCAAACGTTGCGGCAGTAATCGGATCAAGTGTTACTAACGTGACAGCAAGTGTAAACGCTACAACAGGAAACTTAGAAATCTTCCACAACGGTAAGAACCTAGGTGACTCAACAGGCGGTGCTAACACAATTAGATTTGAAGCAACATCAGGAACACTATTAGCAGACCTTGGAATAACAGCAGGTGTGAAAAATGGTGTTAAACTATTACAAGAAAAACACACTAACAGACCTACTTGGAAAACAGCAGACGAAGACAGACCTAATGGTTCTGTTTGGTTCAAGACTACTTCTGCAAACTCAGGTGCGGCTCTAGTTACTAAACTTTACAGTTCATCAAGTGCTAGTTTCTCTCAAGTTGCTAGTCCACTTTATGCTACGCACCACTCTGCGATCTACAACCTAGACGCGGCAACTGGTGGAACAGCATTGAGCACAGGAACAGTGTATGCACAATACAACGTAACTGAAGAAAGCATGGGTGCTGACGTTTCAGGTGTAGCAGATACAACGCCAAACGTTGCAGACTTCCAACTTTTCAGACACGAAGGTGGTGCTACTACAATCACTAGTAACACAACTTCACCAACTTTCACAAGTTCAGAGACTTTTTCAATCCAAGAATCAGTTAAGAACCAAGAAGCATTAAACAGTGCAGTAACAGTAACACTAGGTGGTACTGGTGCTGATGACTTTATCGCGGCAGTGAACGGTGCGGGTTTAACAAACGTAAGTGCAAGTAAATTAAGCACAGGTGCTATCACTATGACACACAAACTGGGCGGTGAGTTCAGAATGTTTGACACATCAGGAACACCATTAGCAGATGCAGGTTTCAGTTCAACTACAGCACACAGTTATGGAACATACACAGCGAACAGTCAAACTTTGATCGACAACTTGTATGACCTACCAACAGGTGAGAGCCTTGACTCAAGTGCTAACACAGGTATCATGGCAAGTAACTGGAAGAGATTAAGTTACACTGCTTCAACAAGTGCACCAACTAATGAGCCAGCAGACGGCACATTATGGTACCACACTGCAACAGACGAAGCAGACATCATGGCACACAACGGAACAACTTGGGTTGGTTATGCAACAGCATACTCAAGCACAGATCCAAATGGTCCACAGTTCAAAGCAACAGCACCGACTACACAGTCAGACGGTACTGCACTTGTTAGTAATGACTTATGGATTGACACAAGTGACCTTGAGAACTATCCAAAACTTTACAAGTACAACACATCAGCAACGCTAAGTTCTACAAACACAGCGAACCAAGTGGCAGTGACCACTTCAGGAGCGGCTTGGGAACTAGTTGACAAAGCAGACCAAACAACAGAAGATGGTATTGTGTTTGCAGATGCTAGATTACACACAACGGCTGACAAGACAGATTCTTTAGAAACAGGTGGTGCGGGTACATCCAGCTCAATCAAAGACTTGTTGAGCGATGGCTTCCTAGATCCAGATGCTCCTAATCCAGACAACTACCCTCAAGGTATAATGTTGTGGAACACTAGAAGATCTGGTTACAATGTTAAGGAATACAAAAACAGTTACATCACAACTACGAAATATCCAGGAAGCGGATCAACTGGTTTGGGTAACATCAGAGCAAGTAATGAGTCAGTAGCGACTTATTTCCCAGACAGATGGGTTACTAAATCTAGCAACAACGCAGACGGTTCTGGTTCTTTTGGTAGAAAAGCACAGAGAAAAGTGATCGTTGAACAAATTAAATCAGAGATCGACACCAACCAAGCGATAAGAGAAGACCAAAGAGGCTTCAATGTTATTGCTTGTCCTGGTTACCCAGAGTTGATGCAAAACATGATCAACTTAAACACAGATAGAAACAATACAGCGTTTGTAGTTGGTGACACACCTATGAGATTAGAAGGTACGTCAACAGCAATACAAAACTGGGCTAACAACACAGCGTCAGCACTTGACAACGGCGAAGACGGCCTTGTGAGTTCAAGTGATTATTTGGGTGTGTTTTATCCATCTGGTTTGACTACAGACAACACAGGTAAATCAATTGTTGTTCCACCATCACACATGATGTTGAGAACACTGGCTAACAACGATAACATCGCTTTCCCATGGTTTGCACCATCAGGAACAAGAAGAGGTGTAGTTGACAACGCCACGTCAGTTGGTTACATCGACACAGCGTCTGGTGAATTTGAAACAATATCTGTTACGGAGTCAGTGAGAGATTCAATGCACGAGGTCAAAGTGAACCCAATCACTTTCTTCTCAGGTGCAGGAATCGTTAACTTTGGTAACTTGACTAAAACATCGGCAAGTTCTGCATTGGACAGAATCAACGTTTCAAGACTAGCAGTGTATCTAAGAACACAATTAGATGCAATCGCTAAGCCATTCATCTTTGAACCAAATGATGAATTGACTAGAAACGAGATCAAGGGTGCAGTAGAATCATTCTTGTTGGAGTTGACAGGTCAGAGAGCATTATATGACTTCCTAGTAGTTTGTGATGACACAAACAACACACCTACAAGGATAGATAGAAATGAACTTTATGTAGATATAGCAATTGAACCAATCAAATCAGTTGAATTCATTTACATACCGTTGAGAATCAAAAACACAGGAGAAATTGCAAAATTAGGAAACTAATTTTCGATAAAGGAGAAAAAATATGGCAATATCAACATTATCAAAATTTACAGTACCTTTAGCAAACGATCAGAGTTCAGCATCACAAGGTTTGTTGATGCCAAAACTTCAGTATCGTTTTAGAGCAATACTTGAAAATTTTGGAGTATCAACACCAAGATCAGAACTAACAAAACAAGTTATCGATATCACAAGACCTAACTTGACTTTTGACAACGTAACACTAGACGTGTACAACTCAAAAGTTTATGTTGCAGGTAAACACACTTGGGATCCAATCACAATCACTC